TGATGAGGTTGGATGACCTCGTTTCACTACTAGACGAGGCTAAATACACCTAAAATAAGGGTACAAACTTTCTACAAGGAGTCCCCCTATGTCACAAGAACTAAATACCACTATTGACGATATTCTCAAAGTGTCTGGTTCAAGCAACCCCCAATCCGTTGGCTCAATTATGGCTCGTGCCATTAACGCTGGTCAATTGCCTAAAATGCGTGCTATTGGCGCATCGGCAGTAAACCAAGCGGCTAAAGCCGCCGCAATCTCACGAGGATTTGTCGCACCTCGTGGTATTGACCTGTCTTTTGTCATTGGTTTTGATGACATTGTGGGTGAAAACGGTGAAACTATTTCTGCGATATCATTTAAACCAATCATTAAGTGAGGTCTCATGTATAACCACCGTGGTGAGTCAACAGGCACTAATCACCAGTCCACGCCACAGGCAGAACAGTTTCGTCGTAAAGCGCACCCATACCAAGGTGACATGGCAACAGCAAACACTGTCGGAACGTACCTAGGTAGCGTGGGTAATACACACCACTTCTCCTCTGAAGCAACAGGTGGTTCTATAAGCGGAGGAGATTCTATTCAAATCCCTCACCATGAGCAGTCACGTTTTGTTGGTAACAAAGGTCAGCGCTATGTGTTTGGTCGTGACCGCACTACAGCAGATGTTCGCCCATATGACCCTAAGACGCACTACGGCATCGTAGGTGCACCAATGTCCGATACACCAGCCGACATGGCTGACCACAAATTTAAAAAGGATTAAGTAATGACAACATTTCGTGGTAATCGTGTAAACCGACCAAACTCTGGTATGACCCCACCTTCTGGTTATGGTGATTACAGCAACCCTGCAACAATGGGAGCGCAACGCCAAACCGACCGTGCATTTGACAGTGATGAAGCACGTGTAAAGGACAGACTGTCATGGGCAAAAAACAAGGCTAACCCAAAAGAAAAGAAAGTTTAAAGAGACCCCATGCCAATTTTTAGAGGTAAAAGAGTAACTCACAAAGGTTATTCATCTTCACTAGGTGCAGACCTAGGTGGGTCAATGGCTGAAGGTATCCAAACTTTAGTCCACGCCAGCAAAGACCCAAAGCGTTTTGAAGAAGATGAAACTGGTCTTATCCCATCTGACCATATTGTTCGTGCCTTGGGTGCTTCACTTGAAGCCAAGGGTTACAAGAGATTGTAAATGGCTACTCGCTCTAAGCCTTCACGCAAGTCTGTGAGCCGTACCCAAAAGCGTTACGTCTCTAAGACACAAACGCAAAACAACGCCCCTCACGCCATTTCTACAGTAGGTGGAGGACAAAGTGGCATGCTTGGTTCGTCTTCTGCTTCAGCAGGTGCTTGGGGATGAGTCAGCAAACACCTACATTTAACTCTTGGCAGGCGGCTGAACCCGAAGGTATGGGGACAGCGGCTTCTTTTGGTCCTTCTCCTGTATTCCGCTCATCTAAAGATGAGTTACTTTCGGGATACCGAACAGCCGTAGACACACAACACCCCGATGGTTACCTTGGCACCATGTCATCTAACCGTCGTCAGGACAAAGTTCTTGGCACTCTGAGCCGTATGAACGCACGACAGTACAGTCGTGGTGTCCACAAGGGTGAACGTGTCAACTCTGGTGATTACTTCTGGCCGGATGAGTTCAATAAGTACACAAGCCTTGAATTACAGGCACAGGGTAAGAAATTCTCACCACCGGGAGCCGAGCCAGTGCGCCTTACCAATGACGGAAAAGTAGGTCCCCGTGGTTTGCCAAGCCAGCAACCCAACATTGAAGTGGGTCAAATTAGCCCAGAACAAAGGTCTCGCCTCAAATCCCTTGCTCCACGCTGGCGCTAAATAAAGTAAAATATCTGTATGGCAAATCGATTTGGCGAGCAATATAGACCACCGCACAACGGTCAATCTGCTTTTAACAACTGGCTAACCCCTCGTGAGGACCAGTCAAAGTCAATTAACCCTAGCCAGCACATCCCTATTGGTGACCCATACATGCCTGTTTGGGATAATGGTGACGTTGAGGCTGGAAAAAAGATTTACGGAGACCCTGTAAAGCGTCCTTTTCCTTTGAAGAACGACCCAAATGCTGATGGTCCATATCGACCTGATGGTGGTGCTGACATTGTCCGCCGACCAAAACCTAAATCACCTAAGTCTTCTGGTGGTATGGCTCTTGAACTTCCTAAAAAAGAAAAAGTTGGTCTTTGGTAATGAAACCAACTAAGTCAATATCACAGCGTGTTAATCGAGAGTCTTTTGTTGACCCCAATATCAACCCTGAACATTGGGTAGGTAAGTGGGAGCGTGGAGAAATTACTTCTCCTGAAGATTCAATATCAGCCGCTACTGCAATTAAGCGCAGTGGTTTTCATACAGCGAACAAAAGGTATTCAAATTTTGTAAATGAACATTTAGGAGGACAGTGATGTCAGACCCTTTTGCAAATCCTTTTGATGACCCGTTTAGTACACCTGAGCCAAAAGGTCGTCGTGGTGGACTATTCAAAGGTCTTAAAGACCATGTATCTTCAGCGCACGTAGAACACTTACAAGATTTTGGTCGCCAAGCGGCAGGTGTGGCTCGCACTGTCGGTGGAAGTGCTTTTGATTCCGCACTGGACTGGACTGCCAGTAATCCTGACAAGGTAGAGAAAATTGGTGAGCGTGTTGGACAAGCCGCAGGTGCTGGAATGATTAGTCCAATTCTTGGTGGTAAGGCTGGCAAAAAGGCTGGCAAAAAATTAGGTGGTTTATTGAGCAAGAAGGCTCAAGAACGCCAAAGTGGTGGTTCCCCACAACCAACTTCTAATCCATCCACATACAAAGACCCATTTGACGAGTACGGCTGAGGAGTAAACAATGCCACGAGGACGCCGTAGAGGCAACAATGAAGGAAAAGTTGACAAAGAATCATTCTTTGGTCAAGGAACACGTGACTATAACGAAGGTCGTCTCCCTTTGATTCCAGAGGGTGCAACCACTCAAAGTAATAAAAATGATTACTACGAAGGTTATGAAATGAACCAAAGAACTACAGATACATACCCAAATCAGGGTCTCTGGGGACGAGGAAATTAACAATGGCACGTGGAGAAGACACTAGTAAGCACCCTAATCGTGGGGTTGCTCGCCAAGCATTCATGTTGATGGGCGCAGACATGGAATACTACCAAAATCGTGCCAATGCTGGTCAAGACGAAGATGGACCACTTTGTAACAACTGTAGTGACGACATGGGAGAAGCCTTGGAATGGCACGACAGGGAATCTATCCACCCTAGCAAGCGTGTTCCTTGTGTTGGATGTGGGGCAAAGTAATGCCACGTGGAGAAAACACAGCAAATCACCCAAACCGTAAGGTTTCTAAAGAGGCGTTTTCAAAAACTAAAGCAAACCCAGTAACTATTCTTTCTGGACGTGCTGACTTGACACCAGAAGAACTTGCTGAACACGCCAAGTTTGTAACAGACAGCAACATTCAAGGTCGTTTTGAGGCTATGGACCGTAGCGTTCAATTACCATTAGAAAGGTACTAATCATGGCACGTGGCGAAAGCACCGAACATCACCCAAACCGTAAGGTTGGTCGAGAAAACTTTATGTCAGGACCACCTGCTGGTTGGACAATGAACAACATGGTCAAAGGTCTTGTTGGTCAAAATGATGATGCCCCTGCTGGTGGTATTCCTCGCCCAGCGATGGAATCATGCACAAATTGTGGTACACAGACTCCTGCTGGTTCAGGCTCTTGCATCGATTGTAAGTAATGCCTCAGTACCCCTATAAGCCATGGCAGTCTCGTTCAGAGATGTTGGTCGACCAAGCGCTTCAAAGTGCTATCTCCGACCCTGAAACCATTAGAGCAACACGTCCTTCTGTTCCTCAACAGTTGTTTCCTGAAACCCGTGGCATTATGAAGAGTGAAATGAGCATTATGGATGTGCTTACCATTGACCGTCAGTTCCCAACGTACCGTTCATGGATTTCAGGTGCTCCTGAGATGTTCCGTAATGGTTTCGGTGTTGATGAAGGCGCTGAAGGCTCTAGTCGTTACTCAATGCAAAGTTTGTCTATCTAATGTCTTACACTCGTCGTCGTCAAAACAGTGGTCAACAAAACCAGTGGGGTCAACAGAACTACGATATTTCCCCTGACCCTGTATATGGTGAAATTAAGCGTGGTCGGTTGCCACAATCCAACCAATTTCAAGGTCCACGAATGCTCCCAGCACCAAACTACACAGGTGCTAACAAACCTTTGCTGGATAACCGTGCACCTGCTGGAACGTATGCCAACATGATTAACAATGCGGCTAATAACTACGTTAGTTTTCAAGAAAACAAACGAGCAACGGCTCAACGCAAAGCCAAAAAATATGGTCGTGCAATTACAAAAGTAAACAAGATGCGTGCGGCTAAAGCATTTGGTCTTGGTCCAACTGGAACGCCTAGCACTGCCCTTCCACCTCCTGTTGGAACAACGTGGGGTGCTCCAACGGGTAGGCGTCCAGCACGCACAACACTTCCCCCTCCAGCAGGAACCACTCCGACACCCCCAGCAGGTGGTCCTACTCCACCCCCAATCCCACCAGCAAGTCCTCCAGCAGGTGGTCCAACTCCACCATGGTCAGGACCACCTCCAAAGCCACCTAAGACCACGAGGGGAGCAGGAACTACCTCAAGCCCATTTGACTTGCCACCTATTATTGGCGCTGGTGGAGATTTCCTTACAGAATCTATTAAGAGAATGGGAGACGTGGATAGTCCTGTCCCATCATCAGTGGAATGGAAAGATGACCCATTGAATCCTTTTCCAGAAGGAAAGGTTAAACCTTTTGATACGTCTCGTATGTTTGACCCAACATACAAACCAAGTGAAGAAATAACTTCACCAGCCGCATCACGCACTAAAAGTCGTAAGCCTAAGGCAGACCCATATAAGCCAGACCCTTTTCTTGAAGCAGAAGCCCGAAAGACTTTCTTTTAAAGTGATAAAATAGAAGCACTATGGCAGTTAACGATTCCCGCTCAATGAACCAAGACCTCAAGTTGGGTGCTCGTGATGGGGCATTCAAGTCCCTCACACCTGACCGTGGTGGGGAAGTTGATACATCCCATGCGACTTATCGCATGAACTCTTTGCAGTCCGCCTTCCCAACAGGGGAGATGTACAGCATCGAAGCACGTCCATCTATCGCAGACCTCTCTGACGGTCTCTTTCACTAAGGAGTAACCATGCCATTCACACATAGAGGTGATTTTGTAGGAAGTGGTGAAACATCACATGGTGGTCACGCACCAAAGCCACGTATTATCCCTGTAAGCACAAAGCCAAACCGTTTTGTTCGCCCAGTTGCTGACTCTCAGGGACGTCCTTTTGAAAAGGCATACACAACCGAGGGTAACGAAATGAAGGGTTGGAATGCTGACATCGAGGCTGGTAAAGAGTTTAAGAGCCATGAACGAGTAAAAGGTGAGATGAAGCCAATGAAGAAGTCAAGTGGTTTGTCACAATCCATTGACAAAGTTGGACCTATGTATTCCGCAACTGTTTATGACCCTGCAAAAAACAATGAGTTCCAATCAACCGTTGGTACATGGACAAAACGGGGTTCACGTCGTGTCGGCAAGAAACTTGCTGAAGTCGCTGAAAAAATGCCAGAGATTTACTAAGGAGTAACCAATGCCTAACAACCACCGTGGAGCCTATATTGCTCCTAATCACCGCCCCACACCACGTGTTGCTCAAGTTATTGAAAGACACCTCAACCGAAAAATTGAAGAAGCCACCGACCAACTTCATTATGACCAACCATTGCTTGGTTACTCCATGGCTGGTCAAGCAACCACAGTACAAGCGGGTGCTGGTCAACACATCCTTAACCGTTACCGAGACCTTCGTGACAAAACTGCCGAATATCGTTCACAGAAAACCACAGGTGGACCTAATCAGATTGATGACGACCAAGAAAACATTCGTGAAGCGCTTAATTCTCGCAGTAACTATTAATTAATTATGCCTTCAGGTAATCGTGGGGAGTTCATCCCGTCTAACCATAGACCCACTCCACGTATTGCTCAGGCTGTGGCAGACCTTGCCAACACTTCAATTCTTTCCCGTGAAGGTATTAACCGCACGTTGACAGCGCATATGCCACGCATGACACCCGACAACGCCCAAGACTTTTTGAACGTGTATCGAAGTGGTCGTGATTACCAGTGGCGTCCACCAATGGTTACTAACCCAATGCGCTCATCATCTGCATCTATGGCTCCCGAAAGAGCAGAGGTCATTGGTCGTGCACTTTCTACTCGTCAAAGATAGGGAACATATTCCCTGCTAAACTCCATTGCAATAAGTAACTAAGGAGTACAAAATGCCCGAGACAGGTTTCGACCGATTGCTTGTATGCAAGACACATGGTGTTATGTGGAAATTACGTCCGTACGACGGTCCACCCGAATACGACCAAGAACTCATTGAAGTTTGCGACCGACACAATGCACAGGTTCCCGACCCTGACAACTGCAAGGCGTCTATCTTCCGTACCGACCCTGAAACGGCGGCTAAGTTGGATATGGAAACAGTTCTTAAAAATGAACTTAAAGAACAAGACGTTTACATCCGTGATTTCCGTGACGAACTAAAGGTTGATGCTCTCAAATGTTTCAACAAACATGACCGCCCTAAAGGTGGTTGCATTGACTGGTGCGCAGAAGAAAAAACTATTGGTCGCAAGATAGGTGTTCCACCTGACAAGCGTCAGTACCTTTGCATGTATTGTCCTGTTGGCTCATGGGTTGCAGAACAAGAACGTAAAGAAATGGGAATGTACAAAGGATGATTGTCGTTACCTTTGATGTCTTGGCACATCAGGGTGATGAACTAGGCGCTCGCCAACCAATCCCTGAGGCTCGAAGGCTGTGGGGAATGATGTTCTCCCAATACCAAGGACGCATCTGTGTATTAGCCACAGGTGTTGACAAAAATAAAACACCTATTCTGATGGAGTGGCTAAAACGTGAAAACTACAAAGCAGGAATGCTCGATTTAACTGATGAAACAAATACCGATGCCAAACTGGAGCGTGTTCGTGCTATCCAAGCAGGAGTTGGAAGAATCGACTGGTTCCTCGATACCGACCCCAGCACCGTCTCCCGAGTCATACACGAGGGAATCGCATCCCTCCTCGTGTCCATCCCGTCTATATCTCGACCAGAGTGGACTGACGGAAGAGTCGTTAGAGGATGGGATGAACTCAGTCGAGAAATCGATGCGCAGGCTCTTGCCAAGGCAGAAAAGGCATGGAAAGATGATTGACATGACATTTGATGAGTGGTTAAAAGTAGGTATTGACAACGGGTTCTGTGGACCGGCGGTGTGTGAAACACACGACGGATTCCCCATGTCCGCTGAAGAGTGGGCGATTGCTGACGTGGATGGTGAACCACCATGCATGCACATGATTCGCCTGTATCAGGACGCCGAGCACAAGGAAGCCGTTGAGAAAGAGCACAGCCCTTCACAATGGCGTAAGCCTCACGAAGAATGAAAGTCTATTTCGGTGGAGCCGAAAAGGGTTCGCATCGTTCAATGCTCCTCAGTGCAGGGGTTGAACGGCTTGCGCTAAACCTGACTCACTTTGCTGTCCCCAAGAGGAAGCAACTTGACCTCACCGAAATGTTTAAGGGTGGAGAAGTCATCCTGTACACGTCAGAGACAGACGAAGACGTCCACCGCTTTGACACATTTGTGCGTGACCACATAGATAGTTTGACTTATGTGATTGGTAGACCCGACTATGACGGGGCATGGATGGGGGAGAAGTACGTCCCCATTTGGAATGATGAATCGGACTTAGAAAGACTGACATGGCTTTGTCAGAAATACCCGATGGTTGCCATATCAGACAAAGCAATTACGGGAAAGAACATGGCTCGTATCGGTCAGATATCCATGAGGTGGGGAACCAAACTCGTTGGTATGACGTCTAAGCCTGACCTTATTGAGCGCATGCCTTGGGATGCCGTAGTCGTTGGCTCATGGTCAAGTGCTCTCCGATATGGAGAGACACAAGTATGGGATGGGCACACACTCCACCGATACCCAGCACAACAGAAAGAGTCAGCACGTAAACGCCACCGTGCAGACATTGTGCGTCTTGGTGTCAACTTTGACGCCGTCTTAGACGATGAGGTCAACGCCGTTGCGTTCCTTGCAATCAGGTCGTGGCAATCATGGGAAAGCAAAAACTTTGGGGGCTATGACCTTATGAAAGACGACGACGAGCAAGAGTTCAACAACTCTGACGATGGTCAAAACATTATGATTTCGGGAGATAACCAAAACCCCGTATCCGTGGCACTGAGGGTACCAAACATTGTTACTCAGGTGCCCGAGAAGAGGCACGGAAACGAAAGAACATTACTCCCAGTTATGGGTGTTGAGACCATCACTTCGATGGGCACTCACACGTCAGATGACCAAGGAAATGCTATAGAAATTGCACCTGAACAGGTCAATGTATTGCGCTATAACGCCAGCCCTTTGCGTCAATGCAATCATTGTTACTTAGCAAGCCGTTGTCCCCAATTTCAGGAAAATACTGAGTGTGCGTTTTCTCTCCCCATTGAGATTAAAACTAAAGACCAACTTAATGCGGCGATGCGTGCCCTTGTAGAGATGCAAGTGGGTCGTGTGATGTTTGCTAGGTTCGCTGAAGAGATGGAAGGTCAAGGCATTGACACTTCACTATCAGCAGAAATGGACAGGGTCTTTGCGATGGTCGAGAAGATGCGCAACATCAACGACAGCCGTGACACCGTCAGTTTCACTATGGAAGCACGTGGCTCTAGTGGTGTTCTGTCCCGTCTGTTTGGTGCCAAAGCAGGGGAGCAAGCAAAACAACTTCCTAACGGTGGTTATGACGAGATTGCTACCAACAACATGTACGCAGACATTATTGACCTTTCTTCCGAAGAGGGTTGACGCCTACCACACAGTGGGACTACAATTCAACAGATTTACAATAAGGAGTTCCAATGGACTACGAAGAAATGTCTAAGGCATACAAAAATGCTAAGTATCAAAAAGGCAGTGGGTTTGAGAAGGCTAATTGGGGGGCACCAAACCCTAAAGATGCTATTCACATGCCATCTCCTGACAAATACATTTCAGACAAAGGAAACAGTATTAGTAAAACCCCTTATGTGGCACCAACACCAGTAGAGGTTGACTACAGCATTGTTAAAATGCCTGATGGTACCTACGTGGTGGCTCGCTCCGAGCGCCTTGGTTCTTTGAACTACGACTACGTGTGCACCTGTGGTAGCCACCATGAGGCTCGGGAAATTGTACGAGGATTAAACAAGTGATTACCGATGTCGGTATTGACATGGACGGGGTCATGTATGACTTTGCCAACACGTTCAAGGGTTATTGCGAAAACCGTCTTCAAGTAAACTCCCCACTGCCTGAACCAAAGCACTGGGAGTTCTATGAGGACTGGGGTCTCGATAAGGAAACATTCTACGACTGGCTTACAGACGCCACAGTAAATGATTCATTGTTCTACAGAGGCAATGCCTACGACAACACCATGGCAGGTTGGAGGAAGTTAAAGGCTATGGGTATGCGTATCCATGTCTTGACCCATCGACATATTGAAGCCGTAGGGCAGACTGCTGAGTGGCTACAAGACCACAATTTTGTTCCTGACAGCATCCACTTTGGATTTGATAAGACTCTTCTTGAAGCCATTGCTATTGACCAAGCCGCCGCAATCGATGACTACACCAAGTATTACGACGAGTACGAGCAGGTAGGGGTAAAAGCATTTTTGCGTACCCATGAATGGAACAAAGACCACCACGGTAGGAGAGTCGATGACCTTCTTGGATTTGCTGATGCGGTCGAGACTTACAACAATTATTACAAGTTTGAAGAATGGCGTAAGCCCATGTCCTTCAGTACCAACACCACGTACACACCAGTTAAATACCAATATGCCATCGGAGCAAGCAGTGAGCAATAACGAAGTAAACCACCGCACAGACATTCTTCAAGAAGCAATTACTCTCATTAACGGGGAGCGCAATAGCACGTACGGTGACCCACTTGACGATTTCCAGACAACAGCCACCTTCTGGCAGACATACCTCGCACGAACCATGGAGGCTCGTGGAGGTCTCATCCTGCAACCACATGACGTGGCTATCATGATGAGCCTGCTGAAGGTGGCTCGTATGTCATGGTCTCCCAACAAGCGTGACCACTGGGCAGACCTTGCAGGCTACACAGGGTGTGGCTGGGATTGCGTTGAGCGCCAGTGAGGTTATCGAAGGAACGGTTTCGACTGCTTGATGTCTTTGGCGACGTCGACTTCATCAGAGTCAATGCGACCGATGAGAAGTTCAGCGTCAAGACGAGCCTTGTCCACTTTGCGAACCGTGATGCGGTTCCACTGAGCAGTAGTCAAGAGTTCCTGAAGAACTTCTTCGTTCCACTTCACAGTCGAAGACTGGATGAGGTTCAACTTGCCAGTGTCGGTCTCGACCTTGGTCAGACCAGCAGACTTAAAAGATTCAATGACGACTTCGTCAAGAGCCTTCAGACGCTCGGTGAGTTCATCAAGTTCCGACTTCAAGCGAAGACGTTCGTCGACAAGGGTGGACAGGGACTGGGTTACCTCCGCAGTGCGGTCGGTTTTGGTGGTTGCCATACACAGAACAATACATCCTCGGTGTGTCACAACAGCATTGGAATGGTGTGACGTTGGACACAGAGTGGCGCAAACAAGCCCTATGCCATAAAAGGCACATTGACCTTTGGTACCCCCCAATGGACGCTGATGTCCCTGAGAAGTATTACTCGATTGCCCGTGAACTGTGTCATCGCTGTCCCGTGTGGGAAACCTGCCTCAGCGAGGCTGTAAAGCCCCCTGTTGAGACGTGGGGCATGTGGGGTGGTCTTACCCCCCAAGAACGTACAGCCATCAACAACGCCACTCCTAAGCCTTCTGTGCTCCGTGCCCATGGTTCTTGGGTGCGTTATCGGCAGGGATGCCGTTGCACCGATTGTTCTGAATCTCAGAACGTTCATTTGGAGAATGTGAATATGAATGTTATTCCGTACATGCACGAGTCATTAGGAAACTTAGACGACGTACGGTTTGGATTACTCTCCTAACCCAGTAGACTGGTAACAGAAGCCCATACCAAGGCATTACCCCCCTGAGACACCCGTGTCTCTCTTGGTATGGGCTTTGTGCTTTATCCGCCTACAGAGGAGACCTTCTTGTTGTTAGCACGCTTTGGCTTAGTCGCCACACTTTCATTATCCGCTATTGGGTTCAATGTGAACTCAAGTAATCAAGATGTGGAGGTGACGACTACGACAACTGTGCAACTACCAGTTATCACTTCTACGGTGAGAACTATGGCAGTACCTACGGAACTTCAAATGCAACTTGCTACACGCAAGGCTGGCTCAGTGAAGTTTTGGGAAGCAGTTTCATGGTGTGAAACTAACCACAAGTGGAATGACGGTGGTTATTACGCAGGTGGTCTTGGGATTGCTCAGTCCACTTGGAAGGGTTACGGTGGATGGGAGTTTGCAAAGACAGCCAAGAAAGCCACCAAAGAAGAACAGATAACTGTTGCTAACCGCATTGCTTTCTTTGGATACCAAACAACAGATGAGTACATCACCCTTGACGACAGGCAAAATAACAAGCCCTTCTTCCGACCAGCACAAGGTTGGAGAAACATGAAAAAGTGGGGCATAGGTTGTGTCAACTGGAAGACACGTAAGCCTGCACGAGAGCGCTACACAGAAGCGGGAATTATTGAGTGGAAGAAGTCCCGAGGAGAGTCCTAGACAGGGACGGTTATCCACAAGGTACCATGTACGTATGAGTCAGCACGTAAACATAGACGACATCCTCGGTACGTCCGAGGTTGCCGAGGTGCTGGGCGTCAGTAAACAGCGCATCCATTCGTTGCGACAGATGGTCGAGTTCCCTGAACCGATTAAACAACTGGCGTCCACTCCATTGTGGGATAGGTCTGACATCATTCAGTTCTTATCTAAGTGGAGACCATGGAAAGTGCAATGAGTGCATACAAGTATCAATGTCCAGCATGCAAAGTTGCGATGAGCACCAACCTGTCACTATCAACGCCACCCATGCACAAATGTCAGAAGAGAGCCAACAGGGTCATTGCCTTAGTTCTACTAGAAGACAAAGAAAAGACCCCCACCAAATAGGTGAGGGTCTTTCCCTGTGGTAAGCGCACCCGATAATCACTGCGCACGGGGATTACGATTCCCCTTACTTACGGTCACCTTCTGCTGGCGTGACCACCACTAGTCGATGCTGTCGGGAATGACGTTGGGATTCTTTGCTTTTTTCGAAACAAAGAAGTCAACACCTCCCCACACACCAAACACTTCGCCATTCTTCTTCGCAAAGTTAAAACATTCTTTGCGAACTGTACAAGTTTGGCAAACGGCAACGGCACGAGCGATGAGTGGTCTACGACTCTCACCTCTAACAATTTCTCCAAAGAAGTCTTTGGTTCCGAGGGACTTACACATTGCGTAATCCCTCCAGTCACCTGACTCAATGAACTTGACGACAGGTAGACGAAGTCTGTAGGAGTCGTCAGAGGGGGCTTGTGCCCCCTCCTCCGTCTTCATTCCATCATCCATCAGGCGAACACTAGGTTCTTGATGGCGTCGAGGACGACACGGTCGTTGGCTTCTGCCTTGCCCGTGATGCCGTTCAACTTGTTGCGCTCTGAACGGTTGGCGTCGTCACCTGCGAACCAGTGGTTGTAGGTGTTGAATGCCTGCAAGACACCAAGCGACGTACCTGTCCACGCAGAGACACGAGGGTCTGCCTTGTAGATGTGTCGGATGAGTTCTTGCTTGTTCTGAGCACGAGCCTGCACCTGTGGTCGAGCATCGACAGTCAAGTCAACTGGCACGAGGTGGTCGATGATGGCTTGGAACTCGTTGTCAGTGACCACCTGAGAGGACAAGCGCTCAAGTTCGAGTGTCAGGTCATCGGTGTACTCATGCACCAGCGAGAGAGCGTCACGCACGGTCTGAAGGCGACCGATGGAGTGCTTGCTGTGGCGCACCTTGACCTGTGGGGTCTGCTCACCAAGAGCACCAGCGAGCGTGTTGTCACAGACAACCACTGTGGTGACCAACTGGTAGGTGGTCGACAGTGTGCCGTCATGCGACGTGCAAGCAAGAAGGTGAGGGCGAACATTGAATCCCGATGGGGTCTTGATGGTCTCAGGAAGTTCCAACGTGACGTATGCCTTGCCACCACGACGCAGGAGACCTGCGGTGCCGATGTTCAAGGAGTCGTCGAGCAAGTTGCCCACGTCCTTGAGGAGCCACTGCTCGTACTGGTGGATTTGGTATCCCGACTTGAACACATTGAAGATGGTCGATGGGTCATCGCTACGAACGATTGCCTTGCGGTTGTGGTCGACTGCTTCGATGATTGTGCCGTGTTCATCCGTAGCACGGATTACAACGTCAGCCTCAAGAGCCTTCCAGTTGAAGAGACGGCGGAGGACGTCATCAACGGGGATGGCATGTGCGTAGTGGTTTTCCTCGATACCGAGTTGTACACGAAGTGCCTTGTTGTCGTGCCATGCGTTGCCACGACCGTAGAGGGCATCGGTGTACCCGATGAGTTGATAAGTGTTGAGCCATTCGGCTGATTCTGCGGACATTGTGTCTGCTCCTTAATTGTTAATTGGTTGATTGGTTGGTGTTGTGGGATGTCCCACACCGATGAAACTATCAGTGTGGGACACTAACCACAACGTTGCTCAGAGATTTTCTTTCCCGTCTCTGACTTCGAGATAGATGAGGGCGTAATCGAAAGGCTCAAACTTGTCAGGAAAGTTCTCCGTAGAGAGTTTCTTGAAGTCTGAGAGAGCCTCTCGACCTTCCACACCATGGGGTAGGTACTTGTTGGCACCCATTTCGCCATCATTCTCAAATGAGAAGACAGCAACTCCGTTGAGTAAGACATCTCCTGTGAATCCACAGCCGTCTTCCGTTTCCCACTCTGACGTAATGTCGACCTTGTATGAGTCGAATGCATTTGGGTCAAGTGGTGTAGGGGAGACGAATGATGCCATGTCGAACTCAGGAGTATTGGATGTCGGGGTCGGTGACGTCTGCGATGTCGGCATGACCTGCTCCGTTTCCTTCTTCATCACTCCACAGTTCTACTTGCAGTTCACGTCCGTCCGTTGTTGTCACAATGAGAACGACTGTGTAGTTGTCTTCGAACCAGTTGATGTCTTCGCCTTCAGGCTTGACAAGAACGACTCGCTGGATGGTGGTACCGATTAGTTGACCGTAGTAACGGCGTTCTTTCTCGGTGATGGTGCAGTAGGGGTCACCCTGCACATCGGCGGTGTTGTATGGGGTTGATGTTGTTGTCGACATTAGTAATCTCCTTTTTTGATTGTGTCGATAATTCCGATGGCTCCAAGTAATGGAACCATCACTACGAATCCCGTGATTGGGAATCCATTGAAAAAAATGTTCATGAAGATGCCGATGTAGAACGCCAGCCCTATCAGAACATAAGTGAGTGGGCGTTTGACACGCCACGTGAACTTCTTGCGGTCTGAGATGCGCACGTTAGTCCTCCTCAGATTGAATGAACGCATTGAGGTACAAGGCATCGATGATGTTTGTAACGCTCACCGAGGTTTGACCACGCCATGAGACGCCCTCAGGACATGGGACAAGTTCATCCCAGTCATCAGCGATGGCAAGTTTGATTGCCTTCACTGCGAATGGAACCATCTGTTGTGGGACAGGTGGGTAGCAGTTGCTACTGAAGTGCCATGACACTTGTTGTTCAATGTTTGTGTTGGTCTCGGCAATGCCGAGTGCTGATATGAAACCCATGATTGGTTGCTCCTATTTCTGTTGGGTCTTGTTGTTGAATATGTCTCGGTCGCAGGCTTGGCACACATGTCCGAACACACGACCGAGAGTGGTCTCTTCATCGACGGGCAATGCACGCTCGTCGACAGGTTGGTCACACCAAATGCAGTTGATGAACTCGATGGTGTTCATCTCATGCCTCCGATGGGATGTTGGCTGGTATCCCCAGTTGCTTAAACAATGCAGTGATGTCACTCAAGGCTTCCTCGTAAGAGTAAGCGTCGAAAGTCAGTGTCACTGGGATGCTGAATCGCTGGAAAATGTTGTGTGCTCCGCACTGCAAGCACTTGCCTGCCTCATCGATGTTCTCGTGTGAGGTGTAGCAGTCCTTGCAGAAGAGCGGTGGCTGGTTGAGTGGTGGATGGGACATTGTGTTCTCCTAACTAAGAGAGTTGTGTAGGTCTTCGTAATCGTCGGCAAGCCATTCACGGAAAGTTTGGACATTGTCCTTCTTTACGAGCACGGTCACCGCCGTCGAGAAGACATTGGATGTTGGGTCGGTCACGATTGCAACCGAGCATGGTGGATATATCTCTTGGGTGAGGAGAGCCTCTGCCCAGTTGTTGAAGTCAGCCTTCTTACGAGCGATGGGGTCGTCCCAGCCACCTGTTGTCCAGCCGTCAAGAACGTCCTGCCATCCTTCAATGGTGGTGTTCTC